CACCTGTATAGTCGGGCGCGGCTGGCGCACTTGGCGCAGGCCCTAATCCTAAAAATCCACCACCACCCATGTCATTCTCCTTTTGATTTCCTTAAAGGACATTGGATGTCAAGCCACCGACAATCCTCTTTCCTCATAGCCATAATTACCAAATCCCCATCCATATGGGCATCAGGTATTTCAGCTACAACTTTAAAGCCTAAGTGTCGGTTTAACCTTAGTGCGTCCGTGTTATTAGCACAGATTTGCCCTAGTATAACGCTAACTCCTAGTTTATTAAAGGGGTAATCGAAAGCCGCCCACAATAAATCCCTACTCATCCAATTTACTTCGTCTACCGCAGCGATGTGCATTTGACATGCATTTGGCATAAAACTACAAAACCCTACGACTGCCGCTAAAACTCCATCTATTTCTTGTCCAATACAGACTGTTTCTTGGGGTAGTGGGTAGTTCATCATCCGAACTAGCCAATCGCCCATGTATTGCTGATTTTCGGTGGTTACTGTACGCAATTACAGTACACCCCCTCGTTCCATTACATAATCGGTAGATGCCCAATGAAAATCAATACCTTGCGATGCAACATTCATGTTAATAGATGCCGCAAATCCTGTTCCCGTAACACCCTGCCAATTTTTGGTGGTAATCAAATAACCACCCCAACTGACTTTATCCCACTTATCCACATCCCATTTAGCCACATTTAATGTTGCTGGATTAAAGGTTATTTGGTTGGTTAATGGTACGGTTTCAAAGTCGGTCGAAATTCCACATAAAACGGTTGGCAAACCATTGTCTGTTTGAATAATAGGGCGAATTAAAGTAAATCGTTTTAGTTGGCCACGACTTTCAAAATAGCTGTATGCCTGCTGGCAACTTCCAACAATGTTTGAAACATCGTCTGTGTTGGTGTCAAAGAATCTACCAACATAGCCATCACCGCCAAAGTGCATATCTTGGTCACCCGATACGGTAAAGCAGTAAGCTTCAATTCCAGTAAATCTAGCCCAAGACTTGTTAATGGTGTTCATGACATATTGTTCCATCCCGCCATCAACAGGAATAGACAAAAGAAGCATATTTTCAGCGGCTAAGTAATTAATTTGCCAGCCAAAGTTTTGTGCATAAGCGGAAGCAGCAAGAGAAACAGCATAAAAAATCTTGTCTGTTAGGTTAATTCGTGGGTCAAGTCGGTCAGACTGAAGCGCAGCAGTCAATGGTACTAAGCCATCTTGGGTAAGTAAAAGTAAATCACCGCCCCACTTAAAGAAGCATCTACGGCTAAAGGTTTGCCCCATTTGCCATAGACCTTTCATAGCCCAGTTATTAGGGTCTGAAGGGTCAAATCCTTGATACACAAGAATCTCTCCCATGCTAGATACAAACACAGCAAAGTCATCTACACCATAACCAGCATCTAATGTCCATGTACCCATAGCCTGCAAGTACCCGCCATTACGGAAAAATGCGCCTAAAGCAAAGCTAGAAGCCGCGCCTGAGATAGATACAACATCAAGATACCAAAAACTTAAACTATTCTTTTGGCAAAAATATAGCCTATTTTTAAACAAGTTTACATTGGTAAAGGTGTTGCTATTTACGCCTGTAATGCCCGTAATGGTGTAAGAACCGACTACCGTAGCGTTTCCGCTTGGTGCAGAAGCCATTGTGTAGGTAAAGGTACTTGCGCCAGTCTTAGTAATAACATAAGTACCGTTAAATTGGGTTGGTGTAACGCCCGACAAAGTAACCCTGTTGCCAGTAATTAAATTGTGCGGTGCAGCAGTAGTAACAGTAGCCGTTAGATTTCCTGTGCCACCCCTAGTAATGCTGCTTATTGTTTGGGCAGTCTGAGTGGTAGCCATGTACGCCCAGCTTGTGCCGTCATAAATCAGGGCAGGATCAACGCCATTTACCGCGATAACAAAGTCACCACCCGTAGTGCTAATATTGACAGTTTGCCATTTTGCATTGGTTAGACCGCTAAAAACTACTGTAGCTGGGTCATTAGTAGCATCGTAAATGTTACCTTCAGCAAAGGCAAAAAGCTTGTAGCCCCTTGAGTCGTTGTACGGATAGTTTACGATTGTGTAGACCTTACCCGTGATGCCAGTAGAAAGCTTTACATAGCCTTTTCTTAGTTGTACATCTGTAGGGGTTGGCCAAAAATTGACCATTTGTACCGCGTCTAATGGGGGCATTTCAGCCAACGAATCCCTAGCATTCCAGCCACCTATGGGCGCGGATAAAGATGTAGTATTTGCAGTTCTACCTTGAGCAGCCATGTTATAATATCCCCATACTTAAGATAAGGGGATCATTATGGAACAATGGCTTGATGTAGTTGGATTTGAAGGTTTGTATGAAGTTTCTAATCATGGTCAAGTTCGAACTGTAAAAACTGGGCAAATTAAAAAAATTACCACAGATAAAAAAACTAATAGACCATTTTTGAATATTTGGAAAAAAAATAAACAATCTGTTATTCGTATTCATAAATTGGTTCTTGAGGCGTTTGTCGGTAAAAAACCCGATGGAATGGAATGTTGCCATAATGATGGAAACCCATTTAACAACCATATTAGCAATCTTCGCTGGGATACTCCAAAAAACAATCATGCTGACAAAGTTAAACATGGAACTACCAATCGAGGTGAGCGTTGCGGAACAGCTAAATTGACGCTTGAACAAGTTAGAGCCATTAGAAAAGATGATAGACTTCAAAAAATTATTGCCAAAGAATATAAAGTTCAACAAAGCATTATTAGCAGAATTAAAAATGGAGTTAGATGGCAACATGATATTTAATCTATGATCCATAGTTGGAGTCTGGAATATTTGCCCAACCAATCAATACAGCACTTGGCTGTGGAGCAAAAGACAATGTAGCAGAACCCTTATCGTTAGCCTTAGCAACGCTTAAATAACGCTGATAATCTTGTTGTAATGCGGTAGTGTCAAAAGACTTAATTTGGAAGTATTTAAGCTTAGTTGCCAATACAATAATATTGTCATCTAGTACAGTTGTATCAGTATCAGCAGTAAAGCTATTCTTTACATTACCTGACGCATCCCGTACAAATCCCTTAGAACGGTACTCAAAACCAAGATATTCTTGGGTATTGTAAGGTGGCCAAATCTGAAATTCGTTACCAAGAATACGCCAACGAACTCTAGGCCCTGTTGAAATATAACCCGACTTTAGCCATTGCCATTGCTGGGCATCGACTGGGCCAAGCATCTGCCAATGCTTTGTCTTATCCCAATGCGTATTATCTGTAATGGTTTCGTAGTCAGGTGGCAAGTCGTAAATAGTCTTGCTAAATGTGACAGTTCCACCGACAGAGGTAGCTGAAGCTAGTTGGGTAGTTACAAGCGATGTAGAGTTTGTAACCGTATCGATATAAGTATCTTGGGGAATGCTTGTGCCAACAATGGAATAAGTGTTATCAAGACCTGTTGTACTAGGAATGTTGCTTAGTACATAAGAACCATTTGTAGTATCACAGGTCGTGGTAACGGCTGTGGTATAGAAGCGATATTCCAGTTCTAATGCCTGCCAATCGTACTCCTTAACCAAGTTGTACCCTGCGCGGTTCATCAAAGCCAAGATTTGTTGCACATCCTGACTAGGATTTCCAGCTACATAGGTAGGAATGGCTAAGTTTAGTTCAGAAGTTACCTGCTGGACAAGTTCTAATAGGTTGTAACTCATTTTTATATCCTTTTACTTGGTTTATTTACCCAAGTAGTTGGGTTATAATGATTCGGAACAGAAGGCAGTTTCCGCTACCTTCGCCCCTAAACAACACAACTTATAGGAGTTGCTATGTCTGAAGCTAATTTTACCCTAACAAAAGAGTATTTACATCAAGTTTTTGAATACAAAAACGGTGGGCTATATTGGAAAATAAGCAAACAAAATGTTTGTGCTGGCAATAGTCTTGGAACTTTAGGTTTAAACGGCTATTTTTCTACAATTATCAAAAAAAAACCTTATTTAATACATCGTTTAATTTTTTTGTTTCATTATGGTTATTTGCCTATTACAGTTGACCATATAGACGGCAATCCATTAAACAATAATATTGAAAATTTAAGGGAAGCGACCCAATCAGAAAATATATGTAACGCAAAATTGTACAAAAATAGTACATCAGGCATTAAAAATGTTTATTTTGACAAAAATGCAAACAAATGGGTTGTTCGATTATCAATAAACCAAAAAAGGGTGTTTTTGGGGTTATTTGAAAATTTAGAACTTGCCGATCTCGTAGCCCATGAAGCAAGGGATTTGTATCACGGCAAGTTTGCTAGGCATAGCTAATCTACAGTTACTTCTTCTTTAGATTTACGGGTTTTTGGCTTTTTTTCAGTCATCATAGCCATAAGTGCATCAATTTGCGCTTGTTGTTGGGCTAATTTTTTGTCAGATTCAACCTTAATTTTTTCGTTTTCTTGTTTTAATGCGTTAATTTCGCCTTCACGCTTGTCAGTTTCGGCTGCGCTCATGGCTAGATTTAAAAATGCCTTTGCTTTATCGCGGAACGCATAAGGGGACATTCCTGCCGCCATTCCCATGCGCTGTAACTGCTGATCTGACGCTCCTGCAATAGATTCTACCGTGTGAAACTTCATTGCGCGTAATTCTTCAGCTTGCGACTTGGACACCAATGGCCATTCTGCTACAGGTGTGCCAATAACTTGTTCATCATTTGCGCCCAAACGGTTCTGATAATTAGCCCATTGTTGCGGAAAACGCTGTTTATGGCTATTTAGCACATAAGTATCAATTTCAGTCAAGGTATCGCCAGCTACACAAATATGGACAAAATCGAACTCTTTGTATATTGGTCTGCCTGCATCTATTGATTCTTGCTCTTGATGTATAGGGCGTTTGTAGAAACGAACCTGTAATCGGTTATCTGCATTTTGCTCATCTGATGGTAAAGCCATTTTTAATTCTCCTCAAGGTATTAAGGTAAAAAGTTAAACAAAAAAAGGGCTACCCTTTTGAGGTAACCCTTCGTTTTTACTACAAAAAACTATTAAACACTAGCCTTGCTAAACCAACCATAATCGCCTGATGCCATAGAAGCACCTGACAAGTATGTACCAGCAGAAGGAGTTGCTTGGAAAGTTGATGCGTTAATTGTGCAAGTTGCTGTCGATACACCGATTGCTGCACCTGCTTGTGCAAAAACATAACGGAAGCCGTCAGAACCAAACACTTCAGCACCTATAGGGCCAAATGTTGCTACTGATGTGCCAGCAGAGTTTGGATTGGTTTGAGCCAAATTAGCCAAATCTACGCCAGCTAGGGGGGTAATGGTAAATGCCATGATATTTCCTTTTCTATTCTATGTTAAGTGGTTGTCAGATTAAGAACCTGTCAATACACCCTGTAAGAAGCTGTTAGAACAAGTAAGATTGCCGCTCCAGCCATACAATTTTACAATCGCGTCCTGATTGATGGACTGACGCTCGCCACCGATAGGAACGAAATTACGCTCTTTGTGTGGACGCAAAAAGATGTAGTTTGTGTTCAACAAATACATATAAGTAGCTGTTTCTTGTGCGCCATAACCACCACCCAATACCACATCAGCAGACATACCGCCACCGTAGAACTTGAGGGAAGCAAAACCAGCAGCACCTTCTTCAACACCAGCAATACGCTGAATAGCTTGTAAAGAGCCAACATAGTATTGATACAAAGTGTTACCAGCAACAATTAAGTCTACTTTGTCTGTGCCACGAACAGATTTGATTGCGGCAGTAGTCATAGCAGCTTGGATTGTAGTAGCGGAAGTAGCACCAGTAGTTGCTTGGTTCTGCCAAAATGTCCAGTTAGCACGGTTAATACCACCGTAAGTACCTGAAGTAGGTGATGTTGATACAGCAGCAGCCAAACCAGTAATGTTCTTACCGCCATTACCTGTACCGTCACCATAGATGTCAGTAGAGATACGGTTTAACAAACGGGCTTCAGAAACTTGCATACGACCATCTAAAAGGTCAATGATTGCTTCTTTAGAGCTATTTTGCAACATTTCTAGACCACTCATTGTTACGCTATCTGCGTACTGAGTAATAGAGAATTGAGCAGCAGAAATAGGGCTGTCAGGAGTGATGTTTAATACTTCGTAGCCACTATATGAAGTAGCGTTGTTAGTATTTGGGTCGTTGTACATGATTTCTTCCAAAATCACATTACCGCCTGAGAATGGGCGTACATTACCCTTAGAGTTCAATCTTTGTAGGATTGCGTTATTTTGTGTTAAGTTATCTGCCAATACACCGCTACGGCTTTGAATGGTTGTAGCGATAATATCGGTAATTGCGCTATTTGCGAATGCCATGATATTTCCTTTATTAAATTAAGTTAAACCCGACCACTCTCTGCTTCTGACAATTGAGCCATCAACACAGAGCGTCTATCCTTTGCATCTGTCTTAGACACCTGACCGCTAGGAGTAACGGACTTCGGACTAACAGCAGTTGCTTTAGCTTTAGCTACTTGTTGTGCCTTAGATGCTTGGTTACTTGCTGACTTCAGGAGTTTGTCCTGTTCCAGCTTGTAAGCTTCATCGTTCATACGCACAGCTTTTGCATAAGCCGTTTCAAGGTCTTGGGCTAAACCTCGCTCAAGTAGTTGAGCCATATCTTCCCTAACCATTTCAAAGTGCGGAAACCGCCCCTTGTCACTACTAACCCGACTGATTTCTGAGGTCAATCGAGCATTTTCTTCTTGATCTCGTATCGCTGACAGTTGCTGAACTTGTTGCTGAGTAGCTTGAAGTTGTTGCATTAACTGTTGTTGATACGGGTCTACATACGCCTGTTCAGGTGTCTGTATTGAATCTTGATTTAATTGTATACCGTAATCTTGTGCAAGTCTATGAAACATCTGTACTTTTTCTTGGTACGGTGCTTTAGACAGAATCATGTGGGCGCGACCAAGATTGTTAATCCAAGCTACTGGATGGATATTTTGCGCCTGAAGTTCAGGAATAAATGGCCCAATAGCCTGTGTTAATTGTCTTGCATTGTCGGCTTCTGCCTTATAAGCAGATACGCCACGCTTGTATTCAGCTTCCCGCTGGTTGGCATAATCGGCAAATTTGGCAAATTCTTCTTTGTCTAAAGGCTTTCCATCTTGCATCTTGTCCCAAACATCCCTGTACTCTTTTTTCCAAGTAGTAGGTTTTTGAACATTTAATTCAGAATCATCATTAGTTTCTGCCACCAAGTCAGGTTTTTCAGGCGTATCGTCTTGGGTTTCTTCGGGCTTGAATCGACCTTTTTCGTCATGGTTTTCCGTACTGTCGGTTTCTTTTTCGGCTGGACTGTCATTTACCTCAATCTCCTTCTCTACAGGGGTTTCTTTTGTGCCTTCTTCAGCTTGGTCAATTGCGGCTTCTAACATCTCTCTACGGTCTAATTCTTCGCTCATTTAATGCTCCTATCTGTAGTTAAGTTTTTCGTACGCAATTTCAGCTATTTGACGCTTTCGGGCTTCTTGGTCTTTTTTTGAAATTTCATGCACTTTTTGTTGCGTAGGCACATCATTGCCAATTTCAATGCAGTTATTCCGCTTTAAGTTTTCGCGGTGTTTAGACCGAGAAGATACCCATTGACCGTCAGCCATAGAGATGTGGCCTTCAATGTCAGACATCACCATCGGGGCTTCCCTAGACTTCATAGCGACCTTATCTAACCATGAAGCCTTTGCTGCTTCTAGACCAATAGTAGGTGTCCACCATTCAATAAAGAAATCTTCATCGCTTTGTACCGCTTTTACATGGTTATTTTCTATCCATCCACAATTAGGGCATTGCATCACATTCTCCTTATTAAATCAGGTATTTGGTCGTATTCATTAGGTCGCAGACATATTACGCTGTCGTACCATTTAGCGTTTTTCCAACGCCAACAGACAAATTCTTCTTTAGGTAGTAAGACAATGGTTTTAACGCCCAATGCACCTGCCAAATGAGCCGTACCTGTGTCTACTGTCACAATGCCCTTCATAGCCTTCATATGGCTTGCAGTCTTTACCCAATCTTTTTTCCATCCGTCATCAGGAAGCGGGTGAAATAAACCCTCAGAATTGGGATTTAGGCTGTATGCGTCATCTCCGACCAGTTCTGCCATGTGTTCGTGAGCAATAGACTTGATGTAATACAAAGTTTGCTTGGATGCTTCCCAATTTACCCCGATTTTGCTTGGAATATTGCTTGGGATAGCGTGTAAATAGCCTTCAGAACCCACTATTTTTTGTTTTGTTACTGGGAACATTGATTTAACGATAGGATGAGCCAAAGAAATGTAATAAGGCAAAGACATAGAGCCAATCCAGTAATCAGATTCAGTTGCCGAGCCTTGTGCTAGATCATTGCTAAAGACATCTACAGCGTCTATTTGTCCTAATAGGTGGTGTAAGGTACTTTCCTGCAAGACTGTGACCTTTTTCGCGCCAAAAGCCTTTAACGCAGGCAGGAATCTAGCAAACATCAAAATATCACCAAATCCTTGCTCCATTTGTACAGTAATAGACTTACCTAATAAGGATTCACCTCTCCAAACTGGCATTTTTAAGGATGGCGCATAACCTACAGCTTGTTTGGCAACTATTTCAGGATGCCAACGGTATTCAAATAGTCTAAAACCAGCGTCATAGCGTCCAGCGTGTAGGTGTTCGTATGCTAGTTTGTATTGGCTGTCAGCGTTTAGTGAAGTAGTAGTAATAGTGCAGCCTCATCGTCTAGTTCCTCTAGGCGTCTAGCTTCCATTACATGAAGTTTTGCTTGTATATTAGCAACTTCTTGTCTGTAGGCCACCGCTTCAAGGATGTTATCCCGTTGTCTTTCAAGGTAGCTTATAGACCGTTGTAAATCTTCTGTTTCAGCCAACGGTATATCAGCCTTAACCTCTTGTTTTAATTGTACTTTAGATTGCTTAACTTTTGCAACAGGATCAATTAAATCCTTAAATGCTTGTTTGCGCGATGCGTTAGCATCTTTGGTAGTTTTTTCTAATAACCGTTGTCTTGCGGCTATTTTTTGTTGAATCTTTTGGATTCTGCGTAATTCTTCTTTTGTCCATCCACCATCATCCCCACCTACAGGATGAAATAGTATTTGAAATGCGTTTAATTGAAACGCACTTTTTTGGAAAGCTGTTTGAAACATTAGACTACAGGTTCAACTGGTGGCTCTACAGGGTCTACAGGTGGCTCTATTGGGGCAACAGGCTCAACTGACCACGGAAGTGGGGGATTCACCACACTAGGCGTATATTGCGCTGTAATCCACTCTGTAATCTTGTAGGTGTATTCCTCAAACATCCAACTAGGGGTGTAAGTTTGCACCCAACCCATAACTTGTTCTTCAGTTAGTTCCTCGTAAGGAGTAGCTGATTGTGGGTCGCTAGTGGGTACATCTGTAGAACCCTGCATAGCTGTACCAAACTGCTCGTCTTTTCCTTCATAGTTCCAATAAACCCTAAATACATATAGGGGTACGCTATCCTTAATTGGATAGGCTTCCATGCCTGTGATTGTTGTTGTGAATTCGATTGTCATTGTTTTTCCTTTAAATTAAGCTGATACCCAAGCTGTGCCATTATAGAAAACTGGACATTTAATTGCGCCACCACCTGTAAGAGTGCCAAGATAAATGGGAGCTAAAGCATCTGTAACATAGGCTCTCATTCCTATTACTCCTGCAGGGAGAGTTGCTACTGTGTAGCCTGTGCTTATTACTAAAGGGTTTCCAGTAGCTAGAGTTCTAACAACACCAGCACCATTGGCTTTTGTAGCAATCGTAGCTGTATTAGCTGTGGTAGTCCAATCTACGCTTAACCATTCGCCTACTGAACTTGAAGTATAGCTGTTATATAGTCTAAAGGCTTGTGCATTGGTAGAGTTGCGTTGCGCTAGAGTGTTGGCGGCATCACGGTAGAGGAATAAATCAGGAGAGCCTAATGCAGATGTAGATGCCCATGAAATTCTGCCTGTTGGCAATAATCCAAAATCTCCTGTTGAACTATAATTAAAAACATGAGTTGGAGTAGTTTGCATTACTACCGCAACAGCACCATTTGAATAGTTTTCAAATCCGCTATCAGGTCTTGATGCAAAAGAGTAGGAAGGTAGCGAATTACTTCCATTACTAGCCAACACCTGACCACTCGGCACATTAATATTATTAGTAGTAGTAACTGCTGCTGTAGTGGTAGGGGTATAGGCAGAGGCTACAGAGCCTAGTTCTAGTTGATTATCAGTCATTAAAACGCCTGAAATTCCATTACCAGCGTAAATTGCTAATGAACCATCGTTTTCAACTCTAAATTGAATGTTTCCAGTAGTGGTTGCAGTAGTTGTGGCTGTTAAAGAAACTCTATACCAACCATTGCCCAAAGAAGATATTGCGCCAGTACCGCCACCGCCAGATACACCAGTTAATGCTCCTGTGCTTAAATTGTAAGAACAATATGCATTTAAACCGCCAAAAAGAATTTGTAAAGCACAAAAATTGTAACCATTTGCTTTTACAACTTGACTTACTGTATAAGTATTTCCTGAAAGAGGTGTAACTGTATATTGAAGTGCATGACTACCTGATGTAACGCTTGGAGTTATTGGGAATGCTGTAGTTGTTCCATCTGGTGCAGTAACAGCAGAACCAATTGTAATGTTTAAATTTCCATATATTACATTTGTTAATAACTGTGAATAAGTAAATAAATTATTCCCACCCTGTAGGTTCAGACTCTTATCAATTACAGCACCATTAAAGCTAGACGCTCCTGTTACTTGTAGGACACCAGTACCATTATCGTAGGATTGGGCTAATAAAGTATTGCTAGAGGCTTTTAATGTAGTAAATGCGCCTGTATTTGCCGATGTATTGCCGATTGTTGGTGGGCTAGATAAATCTAATGTGCCGCCTAATGTAACTGTTCCTGTGCTTGTTATTGGCCCACCAGTAAGCGTTATTCCATTAACTGTTCCGCTTGTTGCTACAGAAGTAACTACACCAGTAAGACTTGAACCTGAACCACTAAATGAAGTAGCCGCTACTGAACTAGCAAAAGTAGCTGCTGAATTTTGGTCAATCGTTAAAGCTGTTACTTGAGTAGTCGTTGTATTTGGCGTGACTTTTACTACTGCTTTTGCGCCCCTAGCTGTAGCACCCCAATTTTCTGTAGCTACGCCTTCTAAAGAAGATTGTGGATAAGCGTCTGCTGAAGTCGTACCATATCCTGCAAGCTCAAACTTACCTAGACTATCACCACTTAAAGGTGCTTGAGGTGCGGCAACACTACCCCTAAACTTACTGACACGAATAGACGAGCTATTGGCATCACTAGAATAACCTCTCATAGCAATACGAGAAGTTGAGTTGTTATCTCCGACTGCTCTAATTTTAATAGTCGGTACAGTCGTGGTATTTACACCAAGATTTGCAATATTAACTAAAGTCTTAGCGTTTAAGTCGACTGCGCCTGTAGCACCTGTATAGGGTACATAAGACCCCGATAAAGACGGAAGTTGAGAAGTAGGGACAGTTCCACTTGAATCAAGTGTAGCTACTCCGTTGGCTACTCCAGCGTCTAATGATGCAGAAGTTCCTAGTCCTACGATGTCATGGGTATCATTCCAGTTAGACGGCCTTACTACTGTTGCGTCTGCTTCGTCAGGAATGGCACTTACAAACTTATGCTTGACTGTTATGGTCATTGGACACCTATAATTTTGCCATCAGACCCACGCACTACTGTCTTAGGGCGGTTATGTTGAGCATTAATTGTATCTACTAA